ATCCATAGTAAATTATTGCAAATTCGTGATAGTCGAGCTAAAACTATCGATACAATGATCTGTAGATTAAGTAGAATAAGAGACATCTTAATTACTCGATCTAAATCCATGAGTAAAAGACCAACACCATGTGGTGCTTTAGTCTATGGAACTCCTGGTACAGGTAAGACCAGGGTTATAGATATAATAAAAAGAGCAACACATCAAGTATTGGAAGATCAAGGTAAATTTGCACCTGGATCTAGATTTCATGGAATGTCTATTCCTGAATTGACATATACACGAAATACTCATGAATCATTTTGTACAGGTTTAACAAGTAACCATTTATATCAAGTTATAGATGATGTTGCTGCAATCAATCCACTAAGTGGAGCTGAAGAACATGGTTTATCTGATGTTTTACAATCAATATCCTCTTTACCGTATCGACCAAATATGGCAGCGGTTGAAGAAAAAGGTACTGTTTCTGCTTCTTTTGAATTAGTTATAGTTACTACTAATGTACCTAGTTTAAATGCAGATATTACCTTTAATGTTCCAAATGCAGTTCGAAGACGTTTTCCATTAAATGTCTTAGTTACAGCTAAACCTGAATTTAGTTTGGATGGTACTAATAAATCTGGATTAGATCCAAGTAAAATAGAAGCTTATGCTTTATTACATCCAAATAAAAAATTTGAAGTTTCTGATTATAAAGTAACATTTGTTAAAACATCAGGAACTCATAGATTTATAAGAGTACCATACCATCAAGAACAAGTTATAAATGGTTCGCAATTATATCAATTAGTTTATAATATTGTTTCTAAACATAGATTAAGAGAAATCAAAGTTTCTGAAGCAAGTGATAAAATATTGGATTGTGAATTATGTTCTTGTAATTTACCAGTAGAATTATGTATTGTACATAGGGATGATCAATCGGATCATAATGATAGTTCTACAAAAGATAATGATAATGAATATATGAATTGTACTTACCCAGGTTTAGAACCAGTAGGGGTAACATCAAGATCGTTCCCATTCGTTTCATTGCCACACCATACTTCAGTGATTCGTGAGGAATTGCGGAAGGCTGGTGAATTTGTGAATAGTGTTACACGATTGCAATTTGGAATCTTTTCAGTATCACGTTTGTTAGCAGCAATTACTATATTTTCTACAATAGTTGCAGCTTTTAAATTCACAAGAAATTCAAATGATGATGAAGAACCTGAAAACATCGAACCAATACATTTTGAACCGCCTAGTGCTGTTCAATTTGTATCTTCTAGTGATTCAAATGTAAAACCACATATAGAAGTTAAAGATGATGTATATACTGTATATAAACCACCTTTGATATTTGATAAAAATCAAGGTGGAAAAATGTTCTTATCACATTTATCCAAATATTTAACACAAAATACATATTATTTATTAAATACATCCAATGGAACTGGAACCCATATAGGTCCTGTTTGTGGCAATATATTCTATTGTAATAAACACTTCACTGATGAATTTTCAGGAATCCAACGTATTAGATTAATTAATTATGTTCAAAGAATAGATCATGTTATTAATTTAGACACGTCGGATGTTATTCAAACAAATATAGATAGTGATTTAGTATTTTTAAAACTAACTGCTTTACCACCTGTTCGTGATTTAAGAGATTATTTTATTAAAAATTCTAGTTTCACTTCCCTATTACCACGAGACACAATAATCATCCGTACAGCAAAAACTGCTGCAGAAAAAGATGAAATTATAAATTCTCGATCTACTTTAGTAGGTCCTCAATTAACAACTTCTCAATTAAGTGTAAATAATGTATTTTATGTAAATAAAAATCTACCATATGGTGATTGTGGTTCAGCTGTTATAACACGAGGTTTAAACAATAATTCAATTATTTTAGGCTTGTATGCAGCTGCTGCTGAAGATCAACAAAAATCTGTTGGTGTGGTTACAAAAATCACTCAAGAAGATTTATGTGTATTAGATAATTTAGATTTACATTTAAAAATATCTAGTAGAGGTTTAACTTTAGGTTTATTTGATGAACCTAATACAGCAATAGGTGAATTACACAGAAAATCACATATTTTTAGATTACCAAAAAATGTACGTGTATTTGGCACAATCAAAAATTATAAATCTGGTTTCGTAAAAGGAACCGTTATAAAAGGTTTTATGTCTGGTTGTGAAGATAAATTTAGAGACATTTTAAAAGTTTCACAAAACTATGGTCAGCCGATAATGAAACCTGGTTTTGTTGATGGAGAATGGAAAGATCCTTACTATAATTCTTTTATCCATTCTTGTTCTGTAAATAATAGTTTACCAACTAATTTTATGGAACGTTGTAAACAAACATTTGTAAATAATTTAATTGAAATTAAATCTGTACATAAAGCATTACAATCATTAACCCCATTACAACATGAACAAGTATTGAATGGTATAGATGGCAATCCTTATATCTTTGCCTTTGATACATCAACATCTATGGGGTACCCTTATAATTCACCTAAAGAAAATTTTATTATCAAATATTTTGATGAACAAGATAATCGAGAAAAATTTGATTTTGTTGCTGATGTTATTAAAGGCATCAATAAAGCAACATCAATTTATTCCAAAGGATATACATGTTCTTCAATTTTTACAACTTGTTTAAAAGATGAAGCAGTTGTTGAATCAAAAATAGGTTCTACACGTTGTTTTAGTACAAGTCAAATTCATATTAATTATTTATTACGAAAATATTATTTACCAATTATTGCAATTTTAAGAAAACATCCATTAGCACATACTAGTGCTGTGGGTGTTAATGCTAGATCTTTTGCTTGGCAAAATTTCTATAATCATTTATGCTCTTTTGGTAAAGATAGAATCGTAGCAGGTGACTACAAAAAATTCGATAAAAGAATGGCAGGTCAATTTATTAGATATGCTTTCTTATCATTGATTGAATTAGCAAAATGTAGTGAACACTATTCTGAAAAGGATATTGTAGTCATGACATCAGTAGCTGTTGATTGTAGTTATCCAATTATCAATACACAAGGGGATTTATGCCAATTCTTTGGTATTAATCCATCTGGACAAAGTTTAACAGTTGATATTAATAGTATCTGTAATGTTTTTTATTTAATGTATGCATATGGGTTAAATAACCCAGTTGAAACATTTTTTAAAAATGTTAGAGCATTAACATATGGTGATGATAATATTTTTGGAGTTTCTCCACGAGCAAATAGTTTTAACCATACATCTATTTCAAAAGCTTTATCTAATTTAAATATTATATATACAATGTCTGATAAAACAAGTAAAAGTATACCATTTATTAATATAAAAGATTCTTCTTTTTTAAAAAGAACTTTCTATGTTGATGAAAGAGGTTTTGTGTTGTCACCATTAGAAAAAGCTTCAATTTTTAAAATGTTAACTTATCGAACAAAAATCAAGAATACAGAAAATGAACATACATTGGAGGTATGTAATTCTGCATTATTAGAGATTTTTCCGTATGGGAAAGAGATTTTTGAT